AAATCCTCGTTGAATCAAAAGAGTCCGACGACAAAGACAACTGATTATAGTTCTATAATCTTATTAAGCTTTTAGGCAAAAGTAATAAGCTATAGCACCTAAAAGACTATAATAGCCATATCAATGAGTGCGCCAAATTCGGCAGGAGAGAACTTTTGTCCAACGTGTGACAGAGAGTTTTCTTCAGATCGTGGGATGAAAGTATGCCCGATGCACCACAGCGGAATCGAATTTGGTGAAGTTAGAATTCCTGTAATGGAGGTGATTCAAAATCTCTCCATCTGCTGATACGGGTAACTTAGAGGAACGTTCATTCGAACCGTTACCCAAACAGAAGGAATTTATGATGAGTACTTCTGATCAAGTGTTGCTTTCAGGCTCCTTCGGTGCTGGTAAGTCACGGGTAGGCAACGAAAAAGGATATCTCATGAACATGATGTACCCCGGCAACCGGGGTCTCATCGTTCGTAAACACTTCTCTGACGTGTATTCGTCTACGATCAAGCAGACGCTTCTTGAAGAAGTGATTCCGGATTCTCACATCCACAATCACAACAAGGGGGAACACGTCATCGAACACTACACGGGTTCATACGACGATAACGGCAAACCGATTCTCTCTGAAATCCACTATCACGGCCTTGACTCCGGACAGTCAACGTCAGACGACGACTTGCCTCGTAAGATCGGGTCACACTCGTATGGCTGGATCTTCGTGGATGAGGGAACCGAACTGTCCAAAGGTGAATGGAACCAGCTTCAGGGGCGTCTCCGATACAAGGGAACGCGGCAAGGTGGCACGTTCTACACTGTCCCCTTCCAGCAGATCTTCACGGCGACCAACCCTGCATCCCCGCAACACTGGATGTACAAGCTGTTCTTCAACGCGGATAATCAGCAGGACGCTCATGCGATTCGCATGAATGTCAAAGACAACCCATACGTTCCGAAGTCCTACGTCGAACGGATGGAGAAGAACCTGTCGGGGATGTACTACGAACGGTACTTCCTCGGCAAATGGGTTGGTGCAGAAGGTATCATTTACAGTGAGTACACTGAAGATGACCACCTGATTACGGCTGATTACCTTGCAAACCCTGATACCCCTCTCGGCACGTGGGATATCAAGCGAACAGAAGAATGGGATTACAATGACGAACCCGACTCTGTTTGGATTGATCCACCGGAGGGCTGGCGTGTCTACCGCTCTATCGACTTTGGGTATAACAATCCCTTTGTCTGTCAGTGGTGGGCTTTGTCACCGGATGACGAACTGGTGCTGTTCCGTGAACTGTACCAGTCCGAACTACTTGTCGAAGATGCAGGTCGGCGGATCGAGGAGCTAACCAACGACGACTGGCATCTCGAAAACACGTTTGCAGACCACGACGCCGAAGGTAACGAGAACCTGAAGCGAAGAGGCGTCCACACTGCCAACGCGAAAAAAGACGTAAACGCTGGTATTCAATCGGTGAAGAATCGACTCCGGAAAGACGACCGTGGGCGGCCCCGGCTGTATATCATGGTCGGATCTCGCGTGCATAAACCAGATAACAGACTCGTTCTGGATGACAGCCCGACGAAAACTGTTGATGAAATTCCCTCTTACGTATGGAAGAACGACGACGAAGAGGTTCCCCGTAAGGCAGATGACCACGGCCTTGACGCCTTGCGATATCTGACATACTCTCTGGATAATGGGCCGAATATCACACTCGATGAAATGAAATCACTCGAAGAAACTGTCAACAGTGCATGGTAAATAAATGGTAAATCTCAAATCACCCGTTAGAAAAGCAAAGCAGTCATTTGAAAATGGCGTTGTAAGAGTACTTCAAAAGTTCGGCTATCCTTCTGCGGCTGGCGGTATGGGTGGGCATAGTTCCGCACCAGAACCCCCTTACGAGCGTAGTATCTCCCCGAAGTGGATCTACGAAATGCGACAGAAGCAGGCTCTTGTAAACAACGCAATCGAAGAGAAGGTCAATCAGACCTTCCGCCGTGGCTTCGCAGAGTGGGAAAAAGAGTACGTTGCCAAATGCAACGAGTGCCATGAGGAATTCGATACCTACGAACCATTCCGACAGCAACTCGGTGAAGCCGGGGATGATCTCGAAGAAGAGGATTTCGATTTCGACAAGAAACGAGTGTGTCCGGAGTGCGACGAAATGTGTGAATTCGATGCACCCGACGCACTCGAAAAGAAACGCGCTCAGAAATTCGTCGATGAGATCAACGAGCGAGGGCGTGTTGATCAGTTCCTTGACGGGGATGAACAGAATTCGGTGGGTCAGACGTTCCTCGAAGTGTGTAAGGAAGTCGCATGGGATATTCAGTCCTTCGATGACGGCTGGATGATCTTCGAACGTGACTACATTCTGAACAACCACGGCGAGATCATCGATTGGGATTTGACCGGTGTCAGTCGCGCTCCCCCTGAACTAATGCGGTACTCGGTTGATCAGGAGGGCAACATGGGTGAGAAGTGGTGGATCTGTCCGGCGTGTAGAGCGACCGATGAACACTACCACCCACAGCAGGATGGCCAAAAGTGCGATAGCTGTGGGAATCAGACCTACCGTGCATACGCGGAACAAGTCGAAGCTCCGGGTGGAGATGCTGAAGAATTCTTCATCCGTGGGGAATTCACACACGCCAGCGAATACGAACCATCGAAGTTCTACGGCCTTAGTCCGATCATCACGCTGTGGGAAGAGTGTCGGACTCTTGAACAGATGGACAAGTGGTATCAGACAGCCTACGAACAACGCCGCGCTCCACGTGGAGCTATGATCATCCGATCTACCAACGCGGAATCGGTTCGATCATGGAACACCGGCCAGTTCGAGAAGCTGAAGGATGACCCACACCACATCCCGACGTTCATTGATGATACCGAAGGCTCTGGCCAGCCGTTGACGTGGCAACCGCTACTCGAAGATCCAGCGCAGATGCAACATATGCAGATGCGAGAGTGGTTCCTTGACCGTATCTCGGCTAAGTACGGTGTAACCTCTGTCTTCCAGAAAGCGTCCCCACAGAATTCGGGGCTTTCACAGTCGATGGAGATTATCGTTTCCAATCGCTCTGCACATCGACTAAAGACTGTCTTCGAAGACTCGTTCATCCCGGCTATGTTGAGCCAGCTTCAGGTCGAAGGATGGGACTTGTCCATTGCCGAGATCGAAGAGGAAGACGAAAACGCCGAAGCAGAACGAATCGGCAAGGAGCTTAAAAACGCTCAACTCGCCCAACAGGTTGGTGCAGATGTTGAGTGGACTACTGCCAATGACGCCGATATCAAAGCCGGTATCCTCGAATCACCTGAACAAGAGGGCGGTATGATGGGTGGCATGGGTGGTATGGGTGGCGAACCAGAGGGCGGTGATGGGGGTGGCAGTCCGTTCGATGAAGTCATGGCGGGACAGACCGGGCCTGAAGGTGGACGGCCACCAGAGGCCAACACGGTCGGTGGAGAGCCAGCCAGCCCTGATGAACCGACACAGGGCAATGAAATCGCATACTCCGATGGCGCAGGTACACATAACGCTACCTATGGTGGCGCACGTGGTGGAGTCATCAACATCTTCGATCATATCCAGTCCCAAATGAATGATGGGAACGCGGATATGCAGAAGCGGCTTCTGAGTCAAGCGAAGGTCGCCTACGACTCGAACTTCGAACACTTAGGAATGAACGGTGACACCATCGAAGAGTACGCCAAAGACGATGGCAAATCGTTCTCTGATCTCTGTGAAGACCACTACGGAAAGTGGCTCAAAACGAATCAGGGACGTGGCTCTACGGAATATCTCTATGAGTTGATGGGTGGCAACCCTCAATGAGTGATATGGATATCGGGCGGTTCGCCGCACTTGCAAGCGAAACTCCGGACCCAACAGTGGAGACAGTTGAGGGAGATCAATACAAAATCGTAGATACCCCTAATACAGATACCAACAAAGGTAAAATCGAAATGAAAGAAGAACTACTGAACGAGGTTGTCGGTGTTGCAAAGAAGTTCGCCAAAGAACGGACTTATATCAGAGATCCTTCGGAAGCTCCCGAAGGTGCTGATGTAGAGGAAGGGCCACAAGGAGGGTATTACTACGAAGAAGCGATTTCTCCGGATGACGGAAGTAGCCCGAATTCAGAAGACGGTGAGACCGAAGGCGAACGTCTCCAAACTGCACTAAACGAGCAAGGTGTCAGTGAAGAAGATCAGCAGCAGCTACTCGAAGAGTTGCAAGAAGTTGCAGATGAAGGGTTCGACCCGACTTCGATTCTCCAACCACTCCTACAGATGGGATACGACTACGAAACCGCGAATTCGGTTACGGAGGTAGTCTTCGGAAAGGATTTTAGCAAGCGGACCTACGTTAGTAACCCATCGGATGCACCACCCGGTGTCGATCTCCACGAAGGTCCGCAAGGTGGAACCTACTACGAGGAAGAAGGTAGTAATAGCCCATCCGAAGACTCCCGTGAAGAGGGGAGACCGCAGGAAGAAAAACCGGAAGAAGAAGCTGAATCCAACGGGCGTGAAGAGAACCGAGAAGTCAAAATCGCAGAGCCGGAAGACTTCGCCAGCACTGTTTCAAACTTCATCGAAGAAGAGCCTGAAATGGGCGCGTTTCTCACTGCACACACTCCCGAAGAACTGGAAGACCATACGCTCATCACCACGGATGGAGGTGGCGCGGGGGTCTCTGTGAGTCCCGATGGGGATATTCAGAACTTGTTCAACCACACCGGTCCCAAAGGAATCGGTGAAGAACTGTTGGACAAGGCTATCGCAGAAGGCGGGCGCACGTTGGACTGTTACAACGGCTACCTTCGAAAGCTGTACAAAGACCACGGATTCAAGGAGGGTGGACGGATGGAATTCAACCCCGATTACGCACCGGATGGGTGGAATTTCGAAGAGTACGAGACGCCAGACGTAGTGTTTATGTACTACGACCCTGAAGAAGAATACACAGTTTCAGACCAATATTATGAGCCAGACCAATGGGGAGACGCCAAAGAGGACGCCAGAGGAAGAGCAGATTTTGGACGAAATGAAGGAGGAAGAGAGCGAGGAATGGGTGGAGGCGAACGCGGCGATGATTCTAAATCAAGCTCGTCTCGTAGGCGATTTGTAGCCGGAGACGAGATCAAAGAGAAAATCGCCAAATCGGTTACGGTCTCTTCACTGACTACTAAACAAGAAGACTGGTTAGACTCTTACGCCGCTGAATTCCCACTCTACAAGTCCGACTGGCAAGATGATACCCCTGATCGAGTTTCGGTTAAATGGGGCGGAATCCCGGTTGGCTTTGCCGAGATCCGAGACGAAGATCTCTTCACGGGGTACAACGGGAAAAACCAGCTACTCGAACGCCTCCTTCGGGCCATGTCTACGCGGAAGTGGGCCGAAGATGAAGGCAACGAATACGACTCCGGCATTCTCTCTATCGAAGAACACGCCGAGATCGGATCCGAAGAGCGAATGGAAGAGCTTGTGTTGGTGCTGGCAGATCTACCGGGTGTGACCGTCGAACGCGGGGTTCCATCCGAGAAGTCGAAAATCATGCTTGACACCCAACAGCTACTCCAACGACACCAGTAATATGGATACCAACGACACCAGTAATATGGATATCAAAGAGAGTATTGCGAAGGCTGCTTCTGAAGTCATCAAAGAATGGACTCCTTACGAGGGGCCGCAGGGTGGGCAAGGATGGCAACACTCGGAAAGCGATGAAGTCGTTTATCAGGAAGAGAAACCGGGTACAGGTGAGAGTGGCGAAGAATCCAGTGATACGGATATTGCGCTCACTACTGGCGACCCCCGTGTACGTGTAGATACCCCCGAAGAAGCTGTTCAAGCTCTCGCAGACTTCGATGAGAGTGATTATAAATACGACTATTGGGAAGGAGATGGAGAGGTTTCAGTCGGTTCTATCGTTGAAATCCCGACTGACGTATTCCAACTACAGGGAGATGGTGACACCGCTATCGTTGTCGAAGCTGATAAAGAGTCCGGTGGATATCGGGTTATGACAGAAGACGGTGTTGGCTACGAATTCACCCCGGAGGTTATGGGATTCGATGAGACTGGCGAAGGCGAAACGTCTATGCTCGGTGTATGGGATGACCCCGCCAATCAAGTAGCAACTGGTGAGAGTGAGTGGAGCGACTTTTCGGATGACGCTATTCCCAACGAAGTCAAAGAAGCGTTGGGTGAAACAGAATCCGAGCAAACGGAGGAAGAACCCGAAGAATCGCAAGGAGATCCTGATTGGTTCGAGTCTATTGATTTCGAATCCTATTCGAGTGATAACGGTCTGTTCTCCGGTGGGAAATATTCGTTCCGGGGTGAGGTAATCACGCTGGATGAAGCGGGGGAAGCCCGTGGTGTTCAGTACTTCGATTCCGAAGGAGTCCATAACACGTTTGCCGAGATCGATGGAGTCGCCACAACTGTCTCGGAACAGTCATCGGTTGATACAGGTACTATCCGCAATATCCATTTCTCGGAAGATACAGATATGGAAGACGGGTGGTATCGAATCGGTGATGATACCCGTGTTGAAGACGGTGGTGACTCGATTTTCGTAGAGTTTGAGGATCAGAACGGCAATATCACGGAAATCGATGCTGTCGAAGTCGAACGGGAACAGTTGATTGATCGTAAACACATCCCTGCTGAAATCGGGGATGCGACCCCGTCGATGGAAAAGCCGTGGGAGAACTACGAGCGTGAGTATCCAGAGAAGCCGGATCTCCCGGATCATCTCAATACGGGTAATATCACTGAAGAAAACGGATACACCGCAGAATCGATCAAGTCGATCAACAGTGGGTTGGGGCGTGTTGCCGATCTCGGCCTTGACAGGCAGATTTCGAGTATAGAGGTGCTGGATGAAGAGGGGACGTTGGGGCGATTCGACCCGAACACAGATCAGGTTCTCCTGAACCCCCGGCAGATGAATCAAGAGCAACTGGATGATCTTTCGGAAAACTTCTCTGTAGGTGAGACAGTTGAAGATCTCGTTGCCCACGAAGCCATGCACGCGGCACACGTAGAAGCACTACTCGAAGATGAATGGTCGGTCGATGAAATATTCGATGAACTGCTAAACAAGCCGCTGAACGAATCCGAGAAGGAGATCATGGAGCGGGATGTGTCTACCTACGGCGCAAGTAACGCACTCGAAGTTGTCGCTGAAGTGGGATTAGCAATCACTATGGGGAAAGAGGTATCAGATGAAGCATTGTTTATCTACGAAAAGTATGGAGGGCCTGAACTATGAGTGATGAAAAAAGCATAATCGAAGCGACAGAAAAGGCCATGTTCGAATCGTTTGAAACATGGCTTTCGGACATGGAAGACAACACCGAGAAGACCGAGAAAGATTGGGTTCCGTATGTCGGTCCCCGTGGGGGTGAGGGGTGGAGAAGTACCAACGCCCAATCGGTTCGCTACCAACCAAACAAACCGACTGCTGAAGACGATGATCATGATCCGAACGATGTAGATCAAGAAGCCGTAGACGATGCTGGTATCCATCAGACGCGGCTGTGGGAACCCACACAGGCCGATGATCTACAGGTCGGATACAAGGTCCGAAGCAATCAGGAGGAACACGAATGGGACGGGCGTGTTACCGAGATCTTAGACGATGAGATCGTTTTCGAGACTGAAAGCTGGCGTGAGATCCGGGTTCCCACAGACGAAAACGGGGTTCCGGAAGAAGATCTCCAACGACCGAAGACAGTTTTCTTTGGGACGGGTATCGCCAACGTCGATTATTCGTTCCTACCAGAAAACGGAGAGGCGACCGAGACGCAGATTCAGGCCGAAGCAGTACGTTCGGCCACAACTGGTGATGGAATCGGTGAGACGAAGCCGCTGGAAGCCTTCATCGGTCTCGCACTGGCGCGGGGAGAAGACGAATCCACGGTGAGTGAGGCAGTCGATCTCGCTATCGATAAACACCCGTATCTCTACGAGCGTGACAAAGATGATATCGTGGCCAACGGACGGGCTATTGTCGAAGAACACGACGCCGAACGCCTGAAATCCATCCATAAGGATTTTATGGATAAGGGATGGGTTCGTTACGAGGGGCCACGCGGTGGGATGGGGTGGCAGAACAGCGAAACCGGTGATGTGGTCTACAGCGAAGAAGCCCCCGGTGAAGTCGAAGAAGGGGCCGAAGATCAAACACAGACCACGCTTGATACGGGTACTGACGCCGAGATCAACATCAAAGAGCCGAAGTGGATGGATGACAGTGTAGCCCGTGTCGCTGTTTACAGATCTCTCCCCGAAGAGGCGTATCACGGAATCGTAGAAGAATCCGATATCGGCAGTGAGTGGAGTATGTCGGCTGATGAATGGATAGACGGTGCGAAAGAATGGATCGAAGCCAACGGTGATGAGAACGATATAAAGGAATTGAACGAGTATCTGGATCAATACGACACGAATGCTCCGTGGACGGCATATTCCGAAGAAATCACTGCACCGGATAACATGAATCCTGAAAAATCGGAGGAAATGAAAGCATTCAACGAGATGGGTATCAGCGGCGGGATTAGTGCTGAATCCATGTGGGTCGCTGATATGGGGCCGAATGACCGCCGCCTGTTCATCACAAATGTCAACGACAGGGTTGGCTCAAGCGAAGATGAATACGAAATGAGAGCGGCTGAACAATCCTCTAAGTTCCTTGAAGCTTTTGGTCTCACGGTTCCGGAACATCACTACGAGGAAGGCGAATTCTTAGCTGTAGCCGAAGCAGAAGGAACTCCTGTAGGAGATCTTTTGGACCGTGTAGATATGGACAAACACGATTACTTAGAGCATTCACTGGCTACACTCATGATCGGTAATAGGGATGCTCACGAACAGAACGTCTTCCTCAATCGCACCTACAGTGGGTACGAACTGACCACCATCGATCTCGATCTCGCTGGAACGGATCTCACAGATCAAAGAAGTTCCATCGAAAACACTCTCGGAAAGCTCTTCGAAGTGTCTGTTAAACTCGACCTGTACGAACCATACGACGACGATGATATCCAACAGTTCAAGCAGGATATCATCTCTTATGTTGAAGAATGGTTCGAGTACAACGACGCTTCTGAAATGTTGGAGAGTGTCGATGACGAAGAAATGCGTGAGGTGTTCGAAACGAATATTAACGCATTGAAAAGCGGTGAACTAATTAGTGATGACACTGTAGTTACGTCAATGTACTCACTGCCCTGATCATAGCTATGATTACAATTTACAAATTAAAAGACGATTCGCTTGAATTCGAACCCATCGGACAGATCGAAAATGGCGAAATTGTCGATGGTGGGGATGCTCTCGAACAACTGGTTCCAGAGAAACTTCGAGGGGACGAAAAAGAGCTTCTAAATCGGTTTGATGGACCGAGATATCTGGCTTCGAGTACCGAGTACGGCAACAAAAAGGAGAAGGGTGGTTCGGGGAACGGCTACTGTGAGGTAGACGGCGAACAGCTTGAGATCAGAGACTACTATCGGGTATGGGTCAAATCCGAATCGGACGTACCCGAAGGGCGGACAGCCCACCGTGGAGACGAAACAGCCCCCGTTGATAACAAGTACTACTACGAAGTTCCATTCCAAACATCGACCGTCATTGACGCAGGGAAATTTGACAAAATGCGGGTTGATCCGACCGACCACCCATCCCGACAAGATCTGGTTGATATGGGTATTCCAGATCCGGATCTATCTCTCACGAAGTCAAACGGCGAAGTCTCACTGAACCCCGCCGAGTACCGAGAAGCCGAATCGCCACTCACTCTGTTTCACCTGTACAAAAAACTCTACGATCAGGGCAGTGAGTACACCAGCTACCTTTCGATACTGAAGCGTGAATTAAATAATAGGGGTATTCTCTCGTTCGAACGGATAGCGAAATCTCGGCTGGTTCGTAAAGACGAAGGTGGGTGGACAGAAGAAACTGGCCCCCGTGGTGCGACTCGGTGGCGCAGAGGTGATGAGATCCGCTACAAGCCCCCCGCAGGAGCATCCGAGAGTGATGAATCGTCTACTACCTCTACCGAGGAAAGCCCCGCAGAAGAGACACACGACCCATACAATCGCCCTGTTGAGACGACAACTTCACCCGTTGGTGAGTTGGAGGCCGAGGATTTCGCCGGAACGACGTTCCGATTCTACGATGACGATAACAACCCTGTTGAAGATCTCACCGTTGTAGACGTGGTGAACAACCCTACGACGCTAATGGGGCCGAATGCCGGGTACGTTGAATTCGAAGATGGGACATACGCAACACTCACTGGAAACGACTACGCAGATCTGTTTTCAGACGACGATACAGTACGAGCGTTCACCGATTCCGAAGCTGTTGTTCAACAGGAAGTCTATCAGGAACCTACCGGAGAACCGAATCCCGATGGGTGGGATATTCAGTGGGAAGTTGAGAACGAAGATCGAGATCTTGATCGGCTCAACGACCGCGAGAAAGAGCAATTCCTAAAAGAGTGGCACGCTGCTTCGCCTGAAGGTGGTTTCGAAGATATCGAAGACGCCTTCTATCAGATCAAAGCCGTGACCACTTCGACCGGTGGCCAACTGCTTGATAAGGCTATGCAAGCAGCGCATGGTATCGCTGGTGAACCACGAACCGATGAACACATGGATGATCGTGACTTCGAAGATTCGGATGATCCAACCGAAGCCGAAGTCGAAGCCGCGAGAGTCTTCACCAAAGCGTCTCAAAAGTTCATGCAGGAGAACTTCGGGGACGAATTCACGCTTCACCGTGGGTTGGGGAACCACGTTGTCGAACCGCTCTACGATACACTGTTAGATCGGTTTGCCGAGGGTTCGACTGATGATCTCGTAATCAAAGATAACCCTGTCGCCACGTGGACCACTGATCAGCAAATGGCCAATAGCTACGATAAGGGTATTGTCGCCAGAAAGCAGTTCGAAGTCGGTGATGTGCTATCGACTCCCGAAGCACTGCTTGATATGGAAGGCGACGTTCGGGCCATGACTGACTACAGCGAGGGTGAGACCAACGTCGCTGGATGGGATATGTCCGTAGATCCGGGTGACTTATACGTATCAAAAACTAATGTTACATTCAGAGAATTGATGGAAGACCCCGTAGCGGCACACCTACGGGACATTGAGGATGAAGACAGTGGGACAAAGACGACGGCGTTGCACAGTTTCATTACTCACATCCGACACCGGGACAAACCTGAAGCCGCCAAAGCACTCCGGCGTAAGCTGGAAGCATCCGACGTGTATCAGGAGAATCCCGATCTCTTCGATTCGATTCCAAAGCAACTCGAAGTTATGTTGGATAAAAATGATACAGTGGGCGACGATACGAGCGGGCGTGACGTGATAGATATCCGTTCAGATGCAGATTGGCTTGTCGAATCACGTGATGAGCGAACCGAGAAGGGACGCCGCTATGTTACCTCCTCCGACGAAGCCCCCGAAGGTGTGGATGTTGAGGAAGGCCCACAGGGTGGTCTCTACTACGATACGGGTACTGGCGACAGTAGGACGGAAACACAGAAGATCTCCATTGGGAAGATAGTGAAGAATCCCAACTACGTCAACGATCCGTCTGAAGCTCCTGAATGGGCCACTGTGCAAGAGGGGCCACAAGGAGGGTACTACTACGAAGAAAGCCAAAAACCATCGGAGAGCGACGACGACAGCCGTGAGTCGCCTTCTGCTGATGACCTGATCTCGGAGATCGGATTGGGGAGTCTGGATGAAGTTGGAGAAGTCATCTCCCGTGGGATTGTTGAAGCGGTCGATCTCGCAGAGTTGGGCGACAGAATTGCCGATGAGAAAAGCGGGCGATACATTAATCGGGTACTCGGAGATGTTGAGCAAGCTGTCTCAAAGCAGATCGATGGCTACGAGAATCCAGTCAAGATGACCTACAGTTGGGACGATGACTTCGATTTCCCCGGCAAAGCCCAACAGAAGTTCATGGAATCGGTTGACGAAGAAACCGGTCAACTGGCGAAACAGGCCATGGAGACGTGGCCGCTTGATTTCTTCTCGGAGGATATGGCCCCGCTATGGAAAACTGTCATGGCGGAAACCGGGAACACGAATCTCCTGAAAGACGAAGAGCAAGTCACCGAGACCGAGGTTTCCGATGCTCAAATGGACGCGGTGAGAGCGTACAAGCAACACACCGAGGATACACTTCGAGAGATCCACGGCGATAGTATCACTGTCTACCGTGGTGTCTACGGGGATGCAGGTCACTCCCTGATCGAAGCCGCCGAAGCGGGTGAAGAGATCGAATGGGAACGCCGGGCGGTCGAATCCTACACGACTGAACTGACCTACGCTAAATCGTATGCTCAAAACCCCGGTGGAGTTGTCGTTGAACAGGAAATACCTGTTGAAGATGTGTGGGCTTCATCTCACACAGGCTTCTTAGATGCAAACGAGAACGAACTGGTGGTTCAAAAGGAATCGGTGGAGACGATATCTCCCGATAATATCCATACTCCGGAAACGCTTGATGACGGATCATGGAACATCGAAGAAGTTGGCGAGCAAGCACGGAGGTTCCAACAATGACAGAGCGAATCAAACTCGAAGACACAGACCCTCGTTGGAGATATGAAGAGGAATCAGAGGATACTGTTGGAAAGCAGATCTTCGATCTCCTGCACAAAAAGAGACGGTACGTACAAAACCCTGATGAAGCCCCTGATGGCGTTTCGGTTGAAGAGGGACCACAGGGCGGACTGTACTACGAAACCGAGCAAAATCGATTGGAGACCCCATTCGAGATCGATGATAACGCACCGGATTACCTGAATCCGAGTTTGGCAAACGAACTGAAAACGTTCGAAGATATGGGTATCAGAGGCGGGAAAGCGGCTGATTCAATGGCAATCGCTCAGTTCGATGGTAGTAAAGCGTTTATCCGAGCAGTCGGGAACAGTGGGTCACGGGATGAAACATCCCCGGTTGAAGATGCAGAAAACGCCATGACAGCTTACACCATACTGTCCGAACTGAACAGCGAGAACGTCCCTGAACACTACTACAACGAGGGTGAATGGATGGGCAGTGTCGGCGTCGAAGGAACGACTCTCTACAAAGCAGACGATGAGTTGATCGAAAAGATCGACAGAGAGGAAGCACTGGATCTCATGAGTACACTGGTACTGATAGGCGAATCCGATATGCACGGCGACAACTTGATTGTCGATTCGGAGGGGAAACCCCATGTATTCGATTTCGATGACTCCACAACAGATCTCACTGGTAGAGGTGAGAACAAAGTCATTCAGGGGATGATCCACACGCTTCGAGAAATGGATATCGAAGCCGACGAAGACGCCGAAGGATACACTGATAAAGCGAAGTTGGGGGCGACTGTCAAGCAGAGAGTATACCAGAAAGCACAAAATATGAGCGACGAAGAAATCGAATCGATACTCAGCAAGATACCATACGAAGAACAGCGCGAGCGGATACAGGGGAACATCGAATTCCTCCGTGGGGGTGGAGAATGATCATTGGTCTATACGAACTGGAAGGTATGGAGTACGAGCTAATCGCTGTCATTCGAAACGGTGAGGTGAATTCAGAAGCCCCGTACATCGATAACATATTCAGAGGTATCGATCTGGATGACGAAGAGTACATTTTGGATCATTTCAACGGCCCGCAACTGGTAGCATCCCCACTCGGAAATATCAGTGGAGAAGACAAAAGTGAAAAGACACGGGATGAAGAAGGTGACATATAAACAATGACTGATAAAAAACCACAGGTTATCGATCTGTCGAAGTCGGACGACGAAGAGGGTGGGTCTCAAAACGTTGCTGATGAAGCCGCTGAACACTATCCAGAATCCGTTGGGGGTGGTGAGAACAACGAAGGCGGGACCGGTGATGTGTACCACGAAGCCCGCGAGAACGCCGAAAACGAGGGCGACAGTGAGAACGAGGATGGCACTGGCAACGTCTTCCATGAGGCACGTGAGAACCGAGAAGACGAAGATGAAGACGGCGAGACGGCTAAGGCATTCGAACTGAAGAACTTCGATCTCTCACACCGCTTCGATCAAGAAAAGAGCTTCAACGATCTCAAGTCCGGCGACGTGGTCCTGATCGATACCCCACTCCACGGTGGGAAGATTGGGGAAGTCACTGGCAAAGAAGACGCATGGACCGGGACGCTTCACGTGAAAGTCGATACAGGGGCCAACGAGTACGATATCACTCCGTACAACGATGATTACTCCGAGAAATACGTCGGCTGTATCTCGGAAGAAGGGTCGCTTTCGAGTGAGATCCTGTCTCAACTCGGCAAAACCAGCATCGACAAACTCGAAGTCGGCAACCAGATCATTCTGGATGTACCACGGTGTGGTCCTGTTCGTGGAACTGTTTCGAACAAAACTGACACCGAGACACAGGGGACAAAAATCGCTGTCTCAACTGGCCCTGCTACGTTCTCGGTATACGAAGAACCGAGTCCGGCGCAGAAAAAAGAGCAAGCAATTATTGTTGGACAGGTTCAGTAGGTTATAATGAACGATTCGAGTGACGCTTCTTCGGAAAAAGAATCCATTCTTGAAGGTGTCAGTTCAATTTTTCGGAACACTTACAACAAGGGCGAGGAAGCACCCACCAACGACCTTGATCCGACTCTGGAAAATGGCTCACAACCGGGCGGAAACATGCGACAAAAGCAAGATACCCCTATCATCGATTCCGATGCTGGTAACGACACTGGCGGGGATTCCGATGATAGCGGTTCGACTTCTCCTGTCCACACTGAATCAAAAGCTGCCAAACATAACGTAGAAAAGGAACGACGATACGTTGACTCGGTTGACGAAATACCAGAGGGTTACGAAGCTCAAACTGGTGAACGTGGGGGTACTTATTGGACACCTGATTCCAACGAATCAACTGACGACGATTCCGATGATGGTGAAAGTGAGTGGGGCACTGTAACCGATGATATGGGATACGGTGATTTTGACGGTAAACAGATCCTCGTAGACGGCGAGATGTACAATGCGAGCGTGTATATGAGTGGGGATGAACCGCTCGTTACTGTCGAAGAAGATCTCACCGGAGACGAACCCGGATACACGACGGATGGTGGGATGTTCGAAGGATTCGATACCAGCGCAATCGATGGGATTCGAGAAGGCCCTGAAGAAGAGGAACCGGACCCCGAACCCGAACCGGAACCCGAAGAAGAAGAGTCGATAGACCCCGATGAGTGGAATGATCCACCTGAAGATTTCAACGATCTCGAATCAGGGCAGAAGATCTTGATCAACGACGAAGATCTCGGTGGCTATCGAACAGCCACACTCTCCGATACGATCTACATTGGAGACGACTACACACTGATATCCGTCTCTCTTGATGACGGCGAAGTTCATGATATCCGTGATACGGGTGTTATCGAAGGTGTAGGAGATCCAATCGGAGATCGACCGAACCCCGCCGAGTCAACGACACAGGAGATCATCGACTGGCTACCGTTCCGTGCTGATAATGAGCGAAAGGAAGAATGGATTCGTGGCTACCTACAGAACGCCGCAGATTCAACTGTAAGCGAAGAAGTGTCCAAAACGGTATTGGACCACATTAAGGCAATAGAATCAATGCCCGGACGCTCTCACATTGTACTGACGGCGGGTACGTCACAAGAGAGGCCCGCGCTCAATCTCGGTACGGGCGCGAGACAAGGAACCGTCAACCACGAGTATGCTCATATGGTAGCCGACGCATACGGGTACAGTGTTGACAGAGAAGCTATTCGTCGGAGCATGATGCAGTACGACTCCGAGAAAGATACGTTCATTGAGGCGAATCCCAACGATGAACGATTCCACCTTACACAAGTCGAAGGGAAACAGCCGCCTACCGAAGTTCGGGAGTTGATGGATGCGATTAACGACGGGTGGAGTCGCATTCAGGAGAATAGCGAAGAAGCCGACGAATACACCATTCGGGACAACTATGCAGCAATCAACGCACACGAACTGTTAGCTGCAACAAACGAAACCCTACAACGGACCTTCGGGAGTAAACAGACTGTTGAAACGCTTTACGAGAAGCATCCCGATATCCTCGAAACCTACACCAAAGTCTTCAATCCATCAAACGAGAATAAACAGGAAATAGCAGATTACCACAAATCGAACCCATCGGACTCACTATTCGAGATGAATCCATATCCAGATCATGTCTCGAAGGATCTCGCAGAGAACGAACGACGAAAGGGATTCGTCAAAGTTGCAGATCTTCAGACACCTACCGAAATCCGAGAAGGGACGATGCAGAAGGTAGCCGAGAATTTTGAGAAGGTCGATGATCTGCTCATGGAAGCAGTCGAAAAGCAGATCTGGAAGGATATTGAGGATATTGAAAAAGCACCGAACATGTGGCGACTCGGTGATAACGTCCCTCAATTCGTCCGCTCCTACGTCAAGCAAGCCGCTTCACAGTCGGGCGTGATGTACTACGATTACAGCGGAATCCCCCATCTCGCCGGTCTCGAAGTTCAAAAGATCATCACGGACTCACTCACCGAATCCGATGGGTGGTCTATCGATAGTATCTCGAAGCGGTTGATCGATAAGTTCGAAGGACTGGAACGCAAACAGTCGGTGACTATCGTTCGGACAGAAGTCGGTGCAGTACTCAACAAAGCCAGAGAAATGGCATACAAGGCGAATGAGGCAGATCCGGACGTGTATTGGACTGGCCCCGATGATAGCCATACCACGAAGCTATGCACGGAGACGAAACAGGAGATCGAGAGTCGTGGTGGCCACGTCAAAATGAGCGTGTTGAAGGAAATTCTCATGGAGAAGGCCAAAAAGTACGCCGATGACGGTGGGACTCCGGGACGTGTAGACAGCTTCCTTTGTCACTACAATTGTCGCCATACATTTGTCCGGGCCGAATACCGCTTCCTGAATCCATAGTCGGAATTTACATTCTTCCCATAGTATAATTCAACGAATAGGTTTAGCTGAATGCAGGCGGTAAGCCCCACCCTCAAAGAGCGAACGGCGTCAGTCGTGAGCGAGTAGGGTGGGGTAGTTCACTGTTTTCAATAACCTAATCCAACAAGTTTACAACCCTATAGCGAATACAATAGTTTGTGATAGGTCATCTGATGATGACCGATTCACAAGAGATAGTAACTATGTACGACCTAACCGGATTCCAGCGAGACCTGCTTCGAATCGCAGCCAACGAAGAACGACCGAGCGGCCAGCAGATTGCCCGACTTGCGGGCCAGTACTACGAAGGCGATATCAACCACGGTCGCCTCTACCCGAACCTCGATTCCCTCATCTCGGAAGGGCTGATGGAGAAGGGTTCGAAAGACCAGCGAACGAACTTCTACAAAGTCACCCCGGAAGGTCACGCGGCTATCGCAGCCCGTGACGAATGGAACGAACGCCACTCGGCAGACCACGAAGAAGCACGACTGGCGTAAGTTGAACTGACGTAACCCTCCTTTTCACGTTCGGATAATACCCGTATCAGAAGTCTTATAAGCTTATAACCACTATATACATATGAGGTTGGTTAAAAATGAACAACAATCCTGAAGTCGGCACTCAATACGAATACGCACCCATGGGTTCGACGTGGGAGATCTGTGAAGTCCCGGGAAACAAAGAAGTCAAATTGGTCTGTGTCGAAGGTAGCCGCGAAGATGACACCGAATGGGCGACTGTCGCTGATCTCGGAGAATGGCCATACGTTGACGCAGGAGCGCGATAATGACTCAAATCATCAAAGAGAACGACGATTCGATGATCCTGTATGTGAACAAATCGAAAGCAAGCAGCCCACAACTGGCCAAAATTCGTGCGAGAGAGCGAGCGTGTTATGAGTGGGGTGAAGAAAATGCGAATGACACCTACGCGGTCTGCGAGAATCCCGGTGCTGGTGCTGGCAAGTACTACCGCATTGCAGTCCTTCGTTGAACGTCCGAATTCAATTCACCGCTCCTTTCTGTTTTCACTATAATTGTGAGCCTGCGGTTTAGTTTTCTATAAGACTGTAACGCAATAACGGGTTTGAGCTGAATACTTCAATTTTGAAGGTGAAACAATACCCGTATTGACCGAACCTTTTTAATGTGGTCTATAAAATGGTACTGTGAGAGCCATTATATGGCCTGTCCACAGTGCGGAAGAACGATTCGGGTTCGCAAATCATTGCTTCGAGGGAAATCCTCGGAGCCAGATGAGTGTCCGGATTGCGGATGCGAACTTGAAAAAACCAATGATCCAACAAAACTTCGAAAAGGTGTCAAGTAATGTCCATCGATCTTAGTAAGGCAACTGAACAGTTGATGGAGAAGAACGACATTGACGAAGATCGGGCACGGGTTTTTTCATACGCAGACGAATCCGACGACGTAGATGGATACGTTGTGCGAAAAGCGATTTCATCTACCAGTGGGCCGTTCACCGACTCTGAACGTAACAAGCTCGTTAAATCGGGTGGCTTCGAAAAAGTTTCTTTCGGCGCAACGGTTCAGTCGTCGCCAGTCGTCTTCAAAGCAGGGAACGACTTTGTCATTTGGGGCGCGGCGTCTGTTGAAGTTGTTGACAAAGAAGGAGACAAGATCCATGCTAAGGCTCTCTCAAAAGCTCTTCCTCAACTGTTGAAGAGAGCGAGACTTTCGCTTGATCATTCGGATCAGCTTGTAGGACGTATCCTTGAGCGATTCGATACGGAAGAGGAAGTTGAGATCGAGATGGATGGGAAAACCTATACACGCAAAGATTTCCCAACCGAAGTTCTCGAACTTGACGGTATGGAACCCGCGCTGTATGTAGCAGGTGAGATCTTTGGCGATACTCGGCAAGCTCAAGAAACACGTGAGCGAATCGAGGCTGGCGAAGTTGACTCTTATTCGATCTCCGGTGAAGCACTTGTCACCCGCAAGAAGATTCAGAACGACGGTACTTCGTATAACGATATCGTTGATCTGGATCTCTCTGCGGTGACAATTTGTGAAGACGGGATGAATCAGAAGGCCGAGTTTGCACACATCAAAGAATCCGGTAAGAAGACTGCTTCTGCTACAGCCGCTAAGTCAGTCGATTATTCCAATACGGGTATTGGAAGAGACCCATCGGTGAGCGCGGTCGCTTCGATTGCAAAGAAAGCACTCACGAAATCTATGACAGAAGAACCACAAGAAAGCGACGAGCCTGAAGGGGACTTCAGCATGAAGACTCTTCAGCATGAGTTTAAGTCCATTTTGGACGACAAGCTCCCCGATGGGCAACTCGCAACGAAAGAAGATGTTGAAGGTATCGTTGATGAGAAGATGGCTACCTCCGAGAAGGAAGATCCTGAAGACGAAGAGGAACTTCCGGAAGAGGGAGAGGATGAAGACGAAGAGGAACTTCCGGAAGAGGGAGAGGATGACGACTTCCCGCCTGAAGAGGAGGAAGCTCCTGTTCCCGACGAAGTAGCCGAGAAAGACGAATCCAGTCTCGCAGAAGAGCTATCGGAGTACTACCCCGATCTCGATGCTGGCGAGATTCTGGATATGTTGGGGCAGGTTTCCGCTCCCGACGAAAAAGAAGAGGAAGAGGAAGTTCCCGTCGAAGAGGAAGTTCCCGTCGAAGAGGAAGAGGAAGTTCCCGTCGAAGAGGAAGTTCCCGTCGAAGAGGAAGAGGAAGTTCCTGTTCCTGAAGAAGAGGAATTCGAAGAGCCAGAGGAAGAGAAGGCTGGCTACAGCGACGATGATCTCGAAG